CAGTTGGAACCGCTGCCGAACCAAAGTAGGTAATTGCCATTTTATCCTAAAGTAAGGATTCCACTAGCTGAGAAAGTTACAACAAACATAATTCGAAATTCGAATACAAAAAATGAAATTAACCTTAATTCAAAAGTATAATGGGTAAAATATATGTAGGTCAGGATTTTAAAATACAGCTAACAACCGGGCAAGATATTACGAATGCGCAATCCGTAAAAATTAAGTATAAAAATCCTGCTGGAGTACTTGGGGAATGGATTGGAACAATTGAAAATGCATCAACCGGAGTAATTAATTATGATGTTTTAGCAGTAAATAATACTATTGTGGGCACTTGGTTGGTATGGGCAAAAATAACAGACGTAAACGGATCAATTCTAATCGGGGAGTCTTCAAGTTTTGTGATTTATAAAGAGGGCAACTAATGAAAAGCCTATCCATTTCCATATTTCTTGCAATACTTATTTTATTCCTGCTTTTTGGGTGTGGGACTAGGAAAACAGGCAAAGAATATCACGAAATAAGCTCTAATTATTCTCTTAATGATAAATCTTATACCTTAACTCAAAATGTACGTTTGAATGATATAGGTGAGCTTGTACCAATTGACAATACTAAACCTTTTATCGTGGATGGAAAAGAATATTTCAATGTTTCAATAAAATTTGATAAATCAAAATTTGATAATTTCGAAATCGAGAAAAGAAACATCGAAATAAGCACAGGGAAGTCAGAAATCAATGAAACCAAACAAACGACTAAAAACAATAATTGGATATTTATCGTTTTAATCGTTTGTAGTTTTGTATTCTTATGGTTTTGGTTGCCGAGAATCAAGTAACACCCTATCCATCAAATCTAAATTTTCCTTACAAAGTTGGTTATTGATAATATTCAATTCCTCTACTTTTACCTTTAAATCGAAATTATCTTCGGTTAGGTTTACAATCCATTTTAGTAAAACTATTATTAAAAATAGCAGTACAGCCGTTAGGTATATCATTAATTAGGTTTTACAATTTCGTAATTAGTTTCTATTTCGCTCAATAGTTTGTCGAAATTAGGGTCGCTTAATCGAATTCTGAAAGCGCAATCTTTTACTTTTCGCAGTTCATTATTAAGTCTTTCATTTTCTGTCTGTAATGCTTTTATTTGCAGCATTAAAAAGTCTTGGTGTTGTTCTTGTGCGCTCATAACTATCTAATTATTAAATTAAAAATAAAATAAACCCCGACAATTGCAAGGAATATTATTTGTGGTTTTTGTTTCATTTTGATTTATTTTTTAAACGTTTTTCTCTTTCAACTTGGTTAATACTATTTCTTGATACTTTTCTGGAATTGCCCAAAACGAGCCAAACCAATGATTATAGATAGACAAAGGAGTAGTTTCCACTTCTTTGCTTAGTTCAGTACAAAAGGCTTTTTTATCCTTTAATTTGCCGTACAATGTTTTAATTTCTTTCATTTTTTTGTTGTTAAATTTTCACTGCAAATATATAAATACTTTTCAATAAATAACAACAATAACATTAATTTATAATGAGTATAAATAGTGTTGTTGTTATTGTTTATTCAATTAATAGTTATATATTTGCTAAAACAAAAAATATAGAAATTATGACAGCAAATGAAATTAACACTTTAGAAAATAAAGTATTTAGACTGGAATGTGAGCAATTCCAATGGAGACTATTCAGAAACCAAGTAGAACAATTCCTTGTGAGTCAAAGAACTTTCGGGGACAACACACCGCAGGAAATAGAGAAATTAAAAGAGGAAGTAGAAAAAATTAAATATTTGTAGATTATGAAAGAAACAGAAATTGACAGTATGAAATATCGAAAATCCACGCACTTAGCTGGAATCGATGTAGAGGCAATTGTTGAAGAAAAAGGCAATTGTATCTTAACGATTAAAGAAGCATTTTACGATAGAGGTGTAGATGTTTCAGGGAATAAAACAGATGGTTATTTTATATCTTTTATAGAGCCTGTAAAGGATATGGTGGCCAATAGTGGAAATCGTAAAATTATTAATGAAATTGTAAAAGAAAAACTTGGATGCAGTTCTGCCGAAAGTAGAATGTTACCTAATTGGAAAAACATTCAAATTGATTTATGGTTTGATCCGTCAGTTAAAATGATGGGTAAAGTTACTGGTGGCATAAAAGTAAAACCAGTAATAAAAAAAGTGGTTTCAGATGTAAATGCTTTGGCTATTTTGAATGCTTCAAAAACTATTGCGGAACTTCAAACTAATTGGCAAAAAATTATACCAAGCGAACAACATTTACCTACTGTAATTGCATTGAAAGAAAAACTTAAAACTACTTTAAAATGATAGTAAGAAATGATATTGAACAACATTCAGAGGAATGGCATAAAGTGCGTTATGGAAAAATTGGTGGTACTTTGTCGAAAGGATTATTTGTAAAATCAGATACATTATTAGAAGATGTGTTAAGTGAATTATGTGAGGAATTTGATTTACAAGAAAACTACCAAAGTTTTGATATGCAAAGGGGAACTGAATTAGAACCGGAAGCAAGGCGTGCTTTAAGTGCTTATTTAGGAATTGAACTTTTAGAAGTAGGGTGGTTGCAATGCGAGGAAAATGAATACTTAGGAATTTCGCCTGATGGAATAACAGAATGTGAAACTATTTCTGCTGAAATAAAATGCCCGAACTCTAAAAAGCATCTTTCAACTATTAGAGCAAATGAAATTCCAAGCGATAATATACATCAATGTTTGCATTATTTCACGGTTAATCCTAAATTAGAAAAGCATTACTTTTGTAGTTATCGCCCAGAAAATATTTATAAACCTATTTTTGTAAAGGAATTAACACGTGAAAGTTTAGTAGATATTGGAGCAAAAAAGAAAGTTGAAGTAAAACAATACGGCGTGGGTGGCAAAGAAATTAAACCTAAAATCGAAACCGTTGTTGATTGGCGCACAATTAACGAATGGGTAAAAGTGGCTAAACTAGAGGCAGCATCATTAAGAGTACAAATAGAAATTGAATTAAACAAATTAAAATTTTAAATATGGAAGTTACAGGAAAAATCAAAATGATCGATCAAACCAAAGAGGTTGGATCTGCAGGTTTCAAAAAAAGAGATGTTGTTGTTACAACAGACGAACAATATCCACAACATATTTTGGTTCAGCTTGTGCAGGATAAATGTGATTTACTTGATAATTACAAAGTTGGGGAAAGTGTAGTAATTGGCATCAATTTGCGTGGGCGTGAATGGACAAACCCACAAGGAGAAACTGTTTATTTTAATACTATTCAAGGTTGGAAAATAAACAAAGCAGACATAAGTAAACAAATCCCTACACCGATGCCAGCTCAAAACTTTGCACCTGCCCCAGTATTGAATGAAGAAGAACCAGACGATTTACCTTTCTGAGCCAGCCCATCGTTTCGGCTATTAGTAGAAACTTTTGATTTAGTTATTTAGACTAATTATAAATTGCATACAATTACGCTTCAAGTGTATTTTGTATGCTTTTTTTGTTTATCTTTGAATATTGAAAATCACTAAAAAAAAGAGAAATTATGAAAACTTACAAAGACCTTGACGTAAATAAAAAAATTAATTTTAAACTATTATTGATTAGATGTGGATTCAAATCGCTATCAAAAGCTGTACACAATAAACAATTAGTAATTGATCCAATTAATACAATTTTTGACTAATGACAAAACCACAAACTATCCGCAACCTAATCGAGTTATCAGGTTGCGGAACTCAAAAGAAGTTCGCAATAAAACACGGATTAAGACCGGAAAGAATAAGCGAATGGATAACATGCAAGAAGAACATCTCAAACAGCAATCTCGAAGCAATCGCAAATAAAGAAGGGTACTCACTTAATATTAACTATAAATTACAAAAACTATGAAAGCACTACTATTTTGGACAATTATTGTCCTAGCAATTATCGCAATATATTTTTCAACAGAACCGATTTACAGATGAAAACAGTATCGCATTTAGCCAATAATCTAAACGTTGGCATTAATAGCATTACAGCTATTTGCAAAAAAGAAAGAATTGCAAATTGCAATCCAAATGGTAAAAGATACATAGACAAATATCAAGAGGAATATATTCAGCAAATATTGATTTATGAGGGTAAATTGGACTGCTTTATTTTCGAAAGCAAAATGCACGAAGTGCAGGAACAAGAGCCGTTTGAGGAATTTAAAAAGAGAACTTATGGCAAAAACTAAACAACCAACCAACGAAGAACACGAAAAAGAATATCGTAGACTTTTGCAAACAGATAAAGCAAAAGCACAAGAAATAAAGAAAAAATTAGACTATTTTAATTATGGGATATTATGAGAACACAAATAATTGCAAATAAAATAATTAAGTTGTTTATCGATAACGAAATTCCTTTATCTATTCAACTTGATGCGCTTAAGTTAGCACGACAAAAGATTGAATTTTGCAAAAATACTGCAAAAGAAATTAAACAAAAAAAGTTAGAATTATGAAAAAACAACCTAGTTTATTTGAAGAAAAAATTGAGCTTATCCAATTGGATAGTGTTATCGGTTCAGGTTATGAAACACAAGTAGCTGAATTAGCATTAATTGATAAAATTGCATATAGTGCAGCTCGAAAAAATATGCAGAAACATTCGGCAATTATCTTAAAGATTAATGACGAGTTTTCAGGCTTTTTTACTTATGAAGTAAATCATATTGTAGGAGAATTTTGTCTATTACAATCAGCAATGTATCCCGATAAAAAGGATAAGGAAATCTACAGTATGATGGTTCAAAAGATAATTGACCAAAACACTTTTGGGTACCATATGGTTATGACGGTTTCCAATAAACACGATTTAGAAAATCCAAAAGTTTTTTTAGCGTTGGGTTTCAAAGTTAATTTAGCTAAAAATGATTTTACTTATATTTATTATGGTAAAGAGGAGCAAGTAAGAGTAAAAAGATTATGTCATATGGCTATGACTAATTTATGGAACTCAACAAGCGGAGAATGGTTAAAAGTAAAAAGAGCTTGGAATGAACAATTAGAAGAGGCTGGTAGAAAATATAATATACCTAATCCAAAATTTGCAAGCCGTGAGGGTTGTTGGCAGGGTAAGGCAGGAATGTCTAATGTGGTACTATCTAAACAAAGTGTTGTAGACGATGAAATTATTACAGACAAAACAAAAGACTTAAATGGAAACGCATCAGTTTTAGACCCAACAGCGTGTGAAATAATTGTTAGAATGTTTATGCCTACAAATGGCTGTAGAGTTTACAATCCTTTTGGTGGCGGTGTTCAAATGGGTTTTGTTGCTGGTGGTTGTGGGTACGAATATCTTTCAAGCGAAATAAGACAAAATCAATGTGATGCAAATAACGCACTTTGTCAAGACTTTGTAAATGTAAAATGGTTAAAATCTGATACATCAAAATTTACACCTAAACAAAAATATGATTTAATTTTTTCTTGTCCACCTTATTACAAAGTTGAAACTTATTTAGATTATGATGGTAAAGCACCAGATGGCGAATTAAATTCATTATCAACTTATGAGCAGTTTAGAGATATGCTTTTTGAGGGTTATAAAAATGCAATTTCTGTAATGAATGATAATACTTTCTTTGTTGTTATGACTGGAGATAGTAGAAATAAAGATGGCGGCTATTATTGTTCAGATGCAGAACATGAACTATTTTTTAAAGAACAAGGATTACACGTTTACAATAAAATAATTTACCTAGAAAGTGAATTTACAAGGCGGGCTACAGCAAAAAAGACTTTAAACAGCCGTAAATATCCAAAATGTGAGCAAAGGATATATGTATTCTATAAAGGCGACACCTCTAAAATAAAAGACCTTTATCCAAACGTAGGGCGTTTATAATGCGTTCATATTCGACAAAGATATCACTAACCAAAAATTCAAGAGGTATTTATTCTTTAGATACCTCTATTGGTTGTGCTTCTGGAATAGCTAATGAAACAGGCGGGTGTTACAATGATTGTTATGCCGCTAAATCAGCAAAGTTATACGGTTATGACTTTTCTAAAACTGTGCAAAGGAATTTTGAGAGTGAATATCACAGGCGTTTTATTTTACGACAAATCAATAAAATACCTTTGGACTTTGTTAGGATTGGTACAAGCGGAGACCCGTCGGAAAATTGGGAAAACACAATAAGCGTATTGAAAGCTATAGATAAATGCAACAAAGAAATAGTTATAATTACAAAGCATTGGACTTCATTAACCGATGAACAACTAAATTATTTAGGAACTATAAACGTTTGCGTAAATACTTCCGTTTCCGCATTAGACAAGCCGCATTTAATAGCAAGGTGTTTGGATCAATATAACCGTCTTAAACCGCATTGTAAATCTATTTTACGCATTGTTTCGTGCCAATTTGATACAAACACCTACGAAGGGTTACAATTATCTTTACTACAAGATGAATTGTTTAAAAATGATTTGGTAATCGATACGGTATTGAGGGTAAATAAAAATAATCCTTTGGTTAAAAGCGGGTTAGTAATTGCTGAAAAAAGCAAATTCTTAGGTAAAAATGCGCTAATCAGCAAGCTAAATAAAAAGACATACTTTGGTAAATGTTCAAAATGTTACGAAATGTGTGGCGTTAAAATGACTTCTGAAAATGAAATACACCCTAAAAAAAGGGGAATATCTAAACAACTTACAATATTTAAAAACTACCTAAAATAAATGCAAAAGAAACTTTCAAAGATATTTGTATTGGTTGATTTACTGGTTCAAGAAATTGACGAACCAGTAATGACACCCACAAAGCAGACTAAAGAAATTCAAGACAAATCAAGAGAACTTCAAAAACTTTTAGAACCTATTTTAGAAAAGTTCTATGACAATAAAGAAGTTAAGAAATCAACTTTTTTTATTACTATGCAAAACAAGTTTAATTACATTTTCGATAAAGAGTATAAATAAACCTTATCTAGACCAATTATAAATAACCACTAATAAATGTTAAAATTTGATTTAATTGTTGTGTAATCAAAATAAGTTTATATCTTTACACCATAGAAATAAACAAATAGAAATTATGAACCAATACGTATCAATCTTAGAAAAATCAGCTACTCAAATAGGATTGCCTTTTGAAGTTAATCAATCTGACAAAAGCGAAGCGGCTTATTTGTTGATTTATCCAACCGACAAAAGAGATTTTTACAACGCTGTTTCTGTTCGTTTAGCTTCTCACGATGCCTCTACTGCTAAATCTGCGATGTATAGCACTCAATTAGATTGCGGTTTTAATTTTGACTATTCATCAAAATTATTTTCAACAACTTGGGGGTTAGATTCAGATGGTGATTTTTCAGAATGCTCTTTAGAGGATGAGTTATTTTTTGAAACCGAAACAGAAATGATTGACTACATGGTTTCATGTTTAGTTCCTTATTTGCAATTACAAATCAATAATTTTTAAAGTAATGACCCAAAAAAACCAACACGGCGGTTATAGACCAAACGCAGGTCGACCGCCAGCAGAAATACCACGCCATACTGTTAGATTATGGTTGTCGGATGAAGAAGAAATCAAAGTAAGAGAATTTGTAAC